GTCGTGCGTGTAGAAATCGGAAACCATGTCGCCGTTGTCGCGCTTCGATTTTAACCGCTTGTCGCCATCCATCGCATTGATGGCCTTCCGGCGCAGGTCGCCGTGTGAAATCCTGAATTCCTTGCCGTCCTTCTTCGCGCGGAACTGGCGGTCGCCGGATTTGCGTTCATCGGCTTCCGCCGGCGTCTCGGCATCCACGCAATCCCCGCACATGAAATCGTCGTTGAGTTCCGAACGCCCGAAGATGTCGCCGCAGGTCAGGCAATGGCATTCCGAATTCTTGCCGCGCCCTTTCTGCGCCGTGGGATCGGCGGGCACCGCCACGTTTGAAAGCTCCAATCCCTGCCACGCGAACACATGGCCGGTGCGCCCGTCATCGAGTGCGCGGATGCCCAGATAGCGCGTGTGGGCATAACCGATGGAGAAATTCGGGCGGCTGCCGGCGCGCACCTGCGCGGAACGTGTTTTGGACAGCTTTGAAACGCCGTCGAACACGGTGACGGCCCGCGTGGATTTGTCCTTGCTCAACGCCGCCACCTGGATGTAACCGAGATGCCGTTTGTCGTTGTGTTCATCCAGCAACGCCGCCCGGTTCTCGCCGTTGAACCGGCCCAGATCAACATCGCCCTCCGCGTGGCTCAAAATCTCGACGTATTTCTCGCCCTTCTTCGCGATGCCAAGCCGTTCGTGTTCCGCGGTGGCGCGCTGTTCGGCGGGAAATTCGCTGGACATGCGGACCTGAAAGGTGTTGTCGTCCGAAAAATCCTCCTTGCCGGCCCTGAAAAAACGGTAGAGCGGCGCTTCGTCGTTCCGCGCCATCTCGACGGGTGCGGATGACTCGGCGGGTTTTGTGGACGCTGCCGCACCTGCGGCGGGCGTCTTTTCTTTTGGTTCGATGGGTTCGGCAGCTTTGGCGCTCATTTCAGAAACGCCATCAAGTCAAGCAACAAAGGCTTTGGCGCCGGCAGTCAGTTTGGATTCCAACGATCCGCACATTCCGCCGACGCCAAGCCAAATCCTTAAAATGACTAATTTCTAAATCCTAATGACTAAATAATGCGGCAACCTGACGCCGGGCTATTTGAACATTCAATCATTCGTGATTCCTTAGTCATTAGACATTATGGTTTAGTCATTCAACTACGCCGAGTAGTTGCGGTCCACCAGCATGAAGCTGAAAATAAATCCGCCCTGTTCCAATCCGCCCATCCACAGTTTGCACGGCACATCCGCCGCGGCGGGGTTCGGTTTCAGGACGCAGAACAATCCCTTGCGCACGAGTGCCAGTTTGGCGGGGTCGATGTCCGATGCCATGAATTTGCAGCCTTCGATCATCAATTTCGGCGACTGGCCGCCGGCCACGAGGTTGAAATCGTCCATGATCCGGTCGAACGTGCAATCCACCGACACGTCAGGCGCCAGGCTCAATGTCAGCATCGCGCCGCCATCGCCGTCGCCCTTCAGCATGTCCTGATAATCCGCCGTGTTCTGCGCGTGCTCTGCAAATGGATTGCTCATGCCGGAACCTCCGGCTTGGCACCTATTTTCTTCAAAAGCAAATTGGCCATCTCAAATGAAGCGCGAACCCTTTGCCATTTATCGCCAGACGTGTTCTTAAACACGAAAAAAAATTGTTTCGGCCAGCGGATCAACCTACCGAAAAAACTTCGGCGCTTGATTGAAATTATTTTCATCGCAGTCAATGGGGTGAACCATTGGTGGATTGGCGCAATAATTCCTGCATTGGAATCTTCAATCGCCGTTGCCGCGTCCGCGGGCTTTGCACTTTCGACTTTGGCGGTTTGTCAGCCGCGCCTCCTTCCTCCATCTCATCCGCGGCGGGTTTTTCTGTTCCGGGCGCCACGCTGCCGCCCTTGGCTAGAACCGGGTCGGTGGCGATCTCCTCGCCGTAATGCAGGTCGAGCAGTTCCATCTCGTCGTTCTCGTTCGCGAGTTCAAGAAAAAGTTTTTCCACGCTCATGCCGTGCGGCAACTGGTCCTGCACCTGCTGGCGCGTGAGGTGTCCGGCCTCGTTGAGCAGGATCAGCGATTGCGCCTGCACCAGCGGGTTCACGAACTGGAATCCCTTGCCCTTGAAATGCGCCGCCTCGACCAGCTCATCGAAATCCGTCATGCGCACGGCCACGCCTTTTTTGTCAAAATAGCCCGCCATGATCTGTGATTTCAGGAATGCCGCGAAAATCCGGTCGATGCCGCCGTCCACGATGTTTTTCTGGCGCACGCGCACGTTGTCCTGGAACGGGATCTGGCACATCAACCCGGCGATGAACCCGAGGTTCTGGAAATCGCCCGAGGCGTGCTGGTAGGAGATGCCGGCGGCGATGGCCACCTCGCGATGGTTGTCCAGCCCGAATTCATGCGCCTGTTCGATGGGGAATTGCGGCGCGAGCACCTTGGCCTCCACGCCGAAGGGCAGGGTGCGCTCCTGGCCGGGCTTCAAATACTGCACCGGCGTGCCGCTGCCGCCGTCCTGCGCGGATGCCGGGTCGCCCGCCTTGTCAACACCGGACGCGAAATTCTGGACATTGGCCATCGCATTGTAGAACGCCTCGCGCTGTTCCTGCGGCATGTCCATGCCCGTGGGCATCTTCTTTTCCAGCACGAACGCGCGGATGGCGCTGGCCGTGGCGCAGAGGACGTGGACCTTCTTGAACTGATGGTTGCGCCAGATCGGTTGAACCGCGGCGTCAAGCTCCGTCATGCCGATATCCTGCTCGGCGCGCTCGCGGAGGTTGCTGAACAGGATGATTTTATCCGCCGGCACCTGCTCCCGCAAAGGCAGGTTGTCCGGTTGGACGATTGAATAACCTTCGCCAGGATGCCGCGTGAGTATCCAATAGGCGAGTGGAAAATTGTATTGCAGGTGATACTCGATGCTCGCGCGGATGGGATTGCCCGCGCCGAACCGGCTGTCCGGCCCCGACTTGCCGTTGAACTGCTCCTGCAAGCGGTCGATCTCGAGGAAATCCACCGCAAACCCGAATTCGTTGAACGGATAATTCGGGTGAATCCTGCACAATTCGTTTCCATCACGGATCAGAGAGCCTTCCACCACGCGGAACGCCTCCATGAACGACATCGTTTTGCGAACCGTAAAGTTGTCTTTTTTGCAGAATTTTTTCCATGCGCGCTCGATCGCCTGGTTCACCGGCTTGTTCTCCGTGAATTCGCCGTCCGCGCCGTAGGTGCCGAACTTCATCTCCAGCTTGAACGGTTCGTCGCCCACCGTGCAGTTCTGGAACGTGCGCACCACCGCCTTGCCCTGCGGCGTGTCCTTGGCCAGCGTCCGCGTCCGCGCGCGGGCCGAATAGAGCGACGGGAAAATCTCCGTGTTCGCCGACCCGAACGTGCCCTTGAAATCCGCGTTGAACTCGTCCGTCATCGACGCCGAATACGACCGCACCTGCCGGCTGAACTCGATCACCGCCGCGGCGACTTCGTTCCCGGAAACCTCGCGCGATCTCCAGCTTTCAACCGTCCGAAACAAACCCTCCGGCGACATCTTCTGAAGTGCCGCCGCGCCGTTCGATGCGCCGCGCTCGAATAATCTGAAATTTGTGAATGGAACCTTCATCTGTAAATTCCTAATGTCTAAATCCTAATGACGAAATAATGAGCAAATCGTAATTCCCAATTCGGCATTCGGACATTCGTGATTGATTAGTCATTATGGTTTAGTCATTAGTCATTCGACCGGCTATGCCCCCACGCAGAATATTCCGGTTGAGACATTCCCCGGCGGCCTGCCGTTTTTCACGCGCTCATGTTGTATCTCATTAAAACGCACTTCCTTCCAATACTTGATCTGTTCGATCACATCTTTCATGTCCTGAAGTTTGAACCGGCTCCGCAAATCCTCCGTCTCGGCGAACTTCAACTTGATAAGCTGTTTATACGAATCGAACAGCGCGGCGAGCATCTGCTGCGCCTCCGTTAAAACCGGCCCGCTCGCCAATCCGTCCGCCAGATCGGCCATCACCGTGAAATCATCGCGGTAATAAATCTGATGCTTCGCGCCCGCGGCAATGCCAAGCGGAATGTTTCCACCGGCGTTGACTACCTCCTCCGAAAGGATGTAGATGCCGTCGGCCAGCCCGTCGCAGAAATTGGCCGTGTTGAAACAATGATAGCGGTTCGTGGCATCCGGTGTGGACGTTGCCTCGGCTGCGACCGATGCGCTCGCCGGCAGGTTTTGAGTCACCGTCAGCCGAATCGCCCAGCCATCCGAAGGCAGATAGTTCGGCAGGTTACGCTGGAAAAGGAGCGTGTCACCGGAAATAAAGGATTCCGGCTCGCGCCAGACGATCGGAACGGCGGCCATTCAAAGAATGGCATTAAGTCATCCGCAGGAAAATGGCTGTGGCATCGTGTTCGCCTTCAAATAAAGCGGATGTTTCGGCGTGCCATCGTCGTTCAATCCGAGGTGATGCAATCGTTTGCCGGCGCCCGTGAGGATTTCGGTGGTGTTCGCATCCTGCCGCATGTGTTTTCCGTCCAATCCCCAGGCGCAGATGACGAGCGCGGCTTCGCGGGCGCATTCGATCAAATGTTGCTGGTTATCCGCGCCAATCGGCGTGGGGACAAGTTTCATCGCGCGCGGCGAGGTGTCGCGCCATGCGAACAAGTTCGTCATGCACATCTGAAGATAGCCCCAGCGTTTCGTGAAATCCATGCAGCGGCGGATGGTCGGGTCGTCCAGCGTTTCGTCCGCCGTGGACGGATTCAATCCGATGAACATCACGAATCCCGGCTTGGTCCGGTTCGCGAACAGGTCATCCGCCCATTGCCGCCAGAGCGTGTAGCGGTATTTGCGGCACGGACTGAATATTGTTGCGCGGGAAATCATTTTTTCCGCGCATCCTCCGTCGGCAAATTGCCAACAGGAATGATTTTATTCCGCATCTCCTCGGCCAATTGCTGGCTGCGGATGTCCTGAAGGACGAGCCGCAGCTTGAACTCCTCGTCAGCGCATGAAAATATCATGCTCGGTATCGGCACGCCGGAATCAAGCGCCCTGTTTATCAGTTGTGAATGTTCCTGCTGGAACTGTTGTGCTTTTTCGTTTGGTGACATAAGTTTGTTTAGTCATTAGTCATTATGGTTTAGTCATTCCTTCGATTCCTCATCGAAGGGCTGGTGTCCGAGCAATCCATCCGGCGCAAGTCCAGCGAGTTGCATCAGCAGCGTGTCCCGGTATTCCGTGGGTCGGCTTTGTTTCTCGTAATCCTCGTATTTGCCGGGCGGATCCTTCCAATAACGCGATTGCAACTGGCTTTGGTAACTCGCGAACCGCCCCTTTTCCTCCGGCAACGGATCGCGCGTCCGGGTCAGGGACCATTGCGTGAGTTCCTCCGACGGTTTGCCGTCCAGGCCGATGATGGCGCATTTGTCTCGCGGCAGAAATTCCAACCGCACGGAGATTCCGCGCGCGAGGATGCTGTCCAGTTGTTTCTCGAACCACAGGTTGCTCCAGGTCAGCTTCATCACCAGCATCCGCCAGAGCCGGCCCTTGCGGTCGTGCGCCTTGCGATAGCTGCCCGGCAACGAATCCAGCGAATACGCCGCGCCCTTGTTCTTGCCGGGCACGGTCAGGCGCCGGTTCTGGCCCGCGCCAGCCGCCAGCCGCCATGCGAACGGCGTCTGCGGGCATGGCTTGCCGTCCTTCATGCCGTCCGCCGGCACCAACTCGAAAAATTTCACCGCGTTCTCCTCCACCTGCGACGGCATCCACGAGGCGTCGATCAGCACCCGCGTGTTCGGCACCTTCCAGAACCGTTGCTGCGCAGCGAGCAATTCCCATGAATCCACCACGCCATAGGACAACTGGCGTCCGTTGGAATGCTTGTCCCATTCCCACAGGTCGAACCAGAACAGCCCGATGCGGTTCTCGTCCGCGCCGGCGTCCTCCGCCTTGCCTACATCGCACGTCAACTGGCGGCAATGCGAATCGGGCATCAGCTTGTCCGGGTCGGTCTCGTAGGTGCCCGTCTCGATGTGCATCTCCTGCCGTTCGTGGACCATGGGGTTCCACGGTTGCGCCCAGGCGCTCAAATAAAAATCGCGGATCTCGACCAGGTTGTTGAACTGTTCCTTCGCCTTTTTAGCCGTCACATATTTTTCCATCGGGCGGCTGAACGGCACGAACATGCTCGCCGGATCAGGCTGCCAGAAGCCCACCGAATAATCGGGGGGAGTATATCTCGTGCCATCGGGCGTCGTCAGTTGGAACTCCTGTTCAAAACTGTCGTTCAAGGCGCGGCGCATGTCGCGCGTGTCGGGGATCTCGAAGCCGCAATGGTAACATTCGATTTTGGTGTCCGCGCAGGCGGCCTTGATCTCGTCGGGCGTCGTCAGTTCCGAGAACGATTTCCCGATCTTGAACCCGCAATGGCTGCCGGCCAATTGCGCCGTCAACTCCCCGCGCGCAGCCTCCAGTTCGGCAAGGCATTCAGGTGAAAGGTTCATGCTGGAATCGGTTTCTCCATGTTCAAAAGTGCTTTATCAATATCTTCGCGCAAATTCAGCAATCGTCCTTTGATTTTGAAATGTTCACCGTGCAAAATCATTTTTACGATTTCGCCAATCTTCTCGCCGGATGCCCAGCCGCCTTGAAAGTAAATTCCACTGGCTGATTCAAACTCGCGAACCATTTTTTGAATCCGGTCAAGTTCTTCGCGCATCTTCTTTTCTTGGTAAGTCGAATTATCAATTGCGCATTGATGGCCGGCTTGAAATCCTTTTGCGTGTGCCGCCTGTTTGTCTGCTTCCGGCGTGGCCTGCTCGATGCAACGGCGAATGATTGATGCCACAAAATAATCATCAAGAGATTTATGGATGTTCCGCGCACAAGCTGTCCGTGTGAACACTTTTTCGTTCTTTATTTCCAGCAATCCCCAACCCTTCGGCAATTCACCGTCTCGAACCAAATCCGCAGGAGTGACGATATACCAGGAGTCGCAATATTGAAAAATCCTGTCTGCCTTCGCCGGATTTTTTATTTCCGAAAGCCAGTCAGAACGGGAAACTTTCACTTCGATGCCAATGATTTCAAAACGCGATTTCCAGACATTCATAACAATCGCGTCGGCGAACCGTGTAGCATATCCGGTTGTGGCTGCGACTTGTTCCAGAAACACAAATCCATTTTCTTTTGAATAATGAATTTTTAATTTTTCGATGACTTCTTTTGCTGTCATTTTCAATCCTCCATTTGCCATTGCATGACCGTTGATTTATTCTTCATCCGAAGGCAGGATTTTCACCAAATCTATCTCAATTGCCCGCTCGTCAGTGACGAGGACTTTTGTGCAAAGACCCTTGGCAGTTGAATGTTTGATGAAAGGTTTGTTGTTCATAATAAAAATTGTGTATCTGCCGATGGATTTCTCAACATGACTTTTCAATTTAAGGATTTTGGCCTGCTCCTCTATTGGGCGCACTCCATCAGGGCCAATAACCCGACCGGCCTCTTGAACTGTCAGCTTGTTCGCTGGTTTTTCGTTCCATCGGATGCGCCCGTTTTGATGGCCGGTGACGACGGGCAGCATTCGGGTGGCGACGGTGATCTGCTGGCCGATTGGAAGTTCCGCCAATTTGCATAGGACGTGGCGGGGAAGAAACATGGCTTCGACGGCCAGTTGCTTGCGGCCAATGGCCTCGAATGTGTCCAGCACGTCCATTGTGATCCAACCCTTGCGGAATTGGATGATGTCCTGTTTTATGCCGGGGTTTTCGTCCAGCATTTCCACCAGGAGCAATCCGGCATCCAGAAACCATTCGACGCCCAAATTTACCTTGGAAATGAATTTTTCAATTTTGTTATCGGTTAAAACCATAATTTATCAATGCGATGTTGCGCCTGGCGCGCAGGGTTTGAACAAATCTCCTCTTGGCTGCGATTTGTTCTTGTGTCGGTGTTTTTATTCCCCGCCGTTTCAGAATCGTCCTGATATAAAAATCAGTCAGGTTGGTGATTTCGCGGGCGGCACGCTCGGCGTCACACCATTTATTTTTTTCGCGCCAGTGCTTATGCCGGCGGTAGTAGGCGGCGCTTCCCTTTGCTGTTTTACGATACCGTTCTGTGATTTCGCGGCGTTTCTTTGGATTATTTTTAGCCCATTGCTTGGTCCTTTCTTTGCTGCAATCGCGGCAGATGTGGCGATCTACCTGGCTGGGGTTGAAATCCGCCAGAGGCTTTACTGAAAGACAAGCCCAGCAGTTTTGAGTAACCCGAAATCGGTTTGTCTGGTTAATTCCCATTTTGCCACTCCATCACTTCCCCAATTTGTCCCTCGCACCCGTGCCGTTTCAAAATCTCCAGCACCTTTGCGCGCGGTAATCGGGCAGAAAACGAATCGGAACGTTTCCGATGCAGCTCAAATTGTTGCCGGCCGCCGCAGCAGGGGCAGGCCCAGGTGAGCGGGATGCGCGCGTGCAGGCTTTCCCAGATGCCGTCCTGATCTTCCTTCACGTTGCCGGCCTGGCCGACGATGATGATCTTGCCGTGCTTGGTCTGTTTGAGCCGGTCAAACGCCTTCTTCATCAGGCCGTCGGATTGGTGCAGCCAGCCTTCGTCCAGAATCATCACATCCGACCCGAGCGACGACGCATTGCGGTCGTTCAATCCGCCCACAAAAAGAGTCTTGCCGTTGAGCAGGCGCAATTCCGTGTCCGTCACACCAAATCTATCCGCACCCGTGGGCAGGAGCGGGGCGATGTCCGGGTTGCGCTTGAGCGTCTCCATCAATCGTTGTGTGCAATAGGTTCTGGCCTTCTCGTCGGAATCCATCAGCACCTTGACGCGCATAAAATAGCTGTGGACGAGCAGGAAATGGACGGTCAGATCCCAGACCAGCGACCCCGCCGTCTGCGCCGCCTTGAGGAGCATGACGACGCGCATGTTCGGGTCGAGGATGGCCTTGAACGGGCCGATGAGGTGCCGCGCGGTGGCTATCTCGAAATGGCCGCAGTTCGGGATGCCGCGCGCCGCGCAATTGCGGCAGACATTCGTGAGGCGCCAGTCGCCGGTGTAACCGGGGCCGAGTTCGCCGATGTCCCGCGCATAATCGTAAATCTCGCCGCGGAACCTGCGCCGCTGAAAGCCGCGCCGGGCGGATGCCATCAGCCGCGCAACGCCGGAATCGTCGTCAATGGGGACTGGTTGGGTTTGGAGGATCATGGTTATGCGGACTGCGGCATGGGATAATCAACTGTTCGGTGGCACAAGTTGGACGAGCCGCCCGCCACACTCGCGCTTGTGCCATTTTAGCCATTCAGGGGTTACTTGGGCTGGCGTTCCCCATTGGAGTCCGGCGGCTTCCAGTGCATAGCATTTCCATCTACATTGGCCGCGTCTCTCGCAGCACCACACGCCCGGATGTGCCACCGAACCAGTCCTTGGAGCGCAATCGGCACTGTCGCTTTCCGGTTCGGCGCGCTTTTCTGATTCGAGGTAGGCACGTTGGTCTGCCATGCTCATCGCGCCTATCTTTTTGGCGCGTTCGATTGATTTGTG